AATGAGTTAAACAAGAACTCAAAGGGTGGTACAGAACTACTACAAGAACGTCTATATGCGGGTGGTGTTCCTCGTGAACTTCTAGAAGACACACAGATTGTTTTCTCACGCGCTCGTGAACTAGACGAAACCAAGACGAAGATTTACTACTGCCATGATCTACCAGAAGATCCAGAGTCGTCGCGACTTTCTGATCCAATGTATCGTAAGAAGTTTGATAAGTTTGTTTTCGTTTCAAACTGGCAGATGGAACAATACAACAACGTTCGTGGTGTACCATATAGCGATTCTGTTGTCATTAAAAACTCTATTGAACCTATCGACACTATAGCAAAGACTATTGATGATAAAAAGATCCGATTGATCTACACACCTACTCCACATCGTGGTCTAGATATTCTGGTACCAGTCTTCATCAAGCTAGCCGAGAACGATCCCAACATCGTTCTGGATGTTTATTCATCATTCAAACTTTATGGATGGGAACAGCGCGATCAACAGTATGAAGAGTTGTTTGAAATCTGTCGCCAGCATCCACAGATTAACTATCACGGCTCTGTAAGCAACGAAGATTTGCGCAACGCATTGTTGAACGCAGACATCTTTGCATATCCTTCAATCTGGAAAGAAACATCCTGTCTTTGTTTGATCGAAGCCATGTCTGCTGGTCTACTCTGCATTCATCCTAATCTAGCAGCACTACCAGAAACTTCTATGGGCTTGACATGGATGTATCAGTGGAGCGAAGATAAGAATCATCATGCAAACTCATTCTATCAGGTTCTTTCACAGGGTATCAACGTTATGCGTAATCAAAGAGACTTGATTGCACAGGATCTTTATCTACAGAAAATCCAAGCAGATCGTACATACAACTGGAACACTAAAGCAATGGAATGGTCAGGCCTTCTAGAATCTCTAAAAAATAAATAAAGTTAGACAGGAGACTTGTGTGAATACCAACACAGCCATTTCTACTAATGTGTCTATTGAGATAAAATCAAACATAATCCAGTTCCCGTTGAAGAACAGAACAAACTTCACGCAAGAACACTTAGAAGAGATGCGAGAGCAGGCGCTTCTAAACAAGATTGATTTTGTTGGATTTGTAACCGATGAGTTGATGGAAGAGTTGTTCTTCAAAGTTGGTATGCTTGGGTTCAACTTTGATGACGATGACTTCACCAAAGATGTTGCATTAGTGATCGAATCTTTACGATCTTTGATTCTAAAGAGTATGGGTGTCAATCATGGGCTGCAACAGGCGGCTCAGCAGTTGATTGATTTCCCAGAAATTGATGATGAAGATTTTGAGGAATAACTCTTTATATTATATCAAAAATGTTGTATATATAGAATGTAACAACATGAAAGCAACCTACTATGATTATCGTGGATTTTTCACAGATTATGATTTCGACTCTTATGGTACAGATTGGAAACCATAAGAATGTAAAGATTGAAGAAGATATTATTCGGCATATGGTGTTGAATGCTCTTCGCGCACACAAGGTGAAGTTTACTGCCGAGTTTGGTGAGATGGTCATTGCCTGCGATGACAAGAACTATTGGCGCAAGCAGGTTTACCCCTATTACAAAGCCAATCGCAAGAAGGAACGCGATGCGTCCGAACTTGACTGGAATGCAGTGTTTGAAACGCTGAACAAGATTCGTCAAGAAATCAAAGACTTCTTTCCCTATAAAGTCATTCAGGTAGAACATGCCGAAGCGGATGACATCATTGCAACTCTTGTCAAGCAATATCATTTGCGCGAAAACATTCTGATTCTTTCAGGCGACAAAGACTTTGGTCAGTTGCAGAAGTATCCTAACGTCAAGCAATACAGCCCTGTACTCAAAAAGTACATCACTTGTACAAATCCTGACTTGTTTCTCAAGGAACATATCATGAAGGGCGATGCGTCTGACGGCATTCCTAACTTTCTGTCTGCTGACAATGTTTTTGTGATGGGAGTTCGTCAATCGCCTATCACCTCTAAGAAGTTGTCGGCTTGGATTCTACAAGAACCCGAACAGTTTTGTAATGAAAATATGTTGCGCAATTACAAGCGCAATCAACTGTTGATTGATCTTGATTGTATTCCTACTGAAATCTCAGAGCAAGTTCTGGAACAGTACAATACTCAGAAGAAAGATCGTAGCAAACTGTTCAACTATTTTGTAGAAAATCGTTTGAAGAATCTCCTAGAGTGTGTTGGTGATTTTTAAGATGGATATTTTAAAACATATTGATGATACGACAAACACTATTCGTGAAGATTGCTAATGAGTCGAAAAAGAGTTGGGCCACCAAAGATCAGTAAAGTTAAAACAACAAAAAGCGGCTCAACTCGCACATACACAAAAAGTTTGAGCGGTAAATGGTCTATTACAGGTTGGAGTGGAAAGACTCCTCGAAGAAAGAAATGATAGGGAATAAACAATGTTAGGTATCTCAGAGATTTTGAATAAGATTGACGCTGAACCAGATTACGAAAAGCGTCGTAGTATGCTAGCCGCAAACGTAAACAATCCTACGTTTATGGAAATCCTAAAGATGACATATCATCCTGGTGTTCGCTGGCTTCTACCAGAAGGTGCACCTCCATACAAGCCATGTCAGTTTCTAGATCAGCAAGCAATGCTCTATAACACTTTCCGCAAGATGTATCTTTGGGTTGGGCCAGAAAATCCAAACATCTCGAAGGCAAAGCGTGAAGCATTGTTCGTAAACTTTTTGGAAGCACTTGATCCTGCTGATGCTAAACTTATCTTGGCAGTCAAGGACCGCAATCTTCCATATGTAAACATCGATGAACAACTCGTTCGTAGTGTATTCACACTTTTGCTTCCACCTAAGCAGGAAGCAGATACAACAGTAGCAGAACCAGCCCCAGTCAATCGTCATCGCGGTCGCCCTAAGAAAGTAGCCGTAAATGCATAAGTCTAAGAAGGTCATGAAGTTCAAGGATTGGTACGAAGAATACGAAGTGAACAATACTTCTCAGTTGAGAGAGTATCGTGAACACAAGAAAAATAAACGTCTAAGTAGAGCAATCAAAACACTTGATATTGACCAACTTTTACAAATGGAAGACGATGAATAGATGAGTTATTGGGGTTATCACCTACTTTTGGATTGCGGCGGATGTGATATCGCTTCAATCACAAATCCAGAAAAACTAGAGCATTGGGTAAAGGAACTTGTCAAACGTATTGACATGATTCCTTATGGTGAACCCCAGATTCTTCACTTCGGTCACAATGAAGTTCATCTAGAAGGATGGACAGTGATTCAACTCATAGAGACAAGCAACATCATTGCACACTTCAATGATCACACAGGAGAAGGATACATCGACATCTTCTCTTGCCGTGAATATGACATCGATGATGCTATCAATGTTGTCAATGAGTTTTTCAGCCCAGCTAGAATCCGCAAGACTTTTATCACGCGGCAAGCAGACTGATTTTATAAGTAATCGTAAGGAGTAACTACATGCCAATGTACCAATACCTCATTCCTGAAACACAAGAAACGTGGGACGAGTTGTGGTCTTATGCATCACACAAGCAGTTTCTCCAAGACAATCCACACATTCAGCAAGTATTTCATATGCCTATGCTCGTAGGTGGTACTGGTGATCGTGTAAAAACCGACAGTGGTATGAACGATGTTCTAAGTCGCATCGCCGCTGCTAATCCATTTTCTCCACTCGCAGAGAAACATGGCTCTAAGGGGATTAAAGAAACAAAGACTCGTCAAGCGGTCAACAAAGTAAAGCAGAAGCTTGGCGGTGCTTTGACATAATGTGCCGGTGACTTAACGTAAAACCGATTAAGGAGTCTTATGGCTACGACAAGAGCGGAAAAGCGAGACCGTAATAGACAAAGTAGACAAAACAGAGAGAGAACATCAGAAGATAAACTAAAACTGTATCTATCTAAAATATCACCTGCGACGGACAACCAACGCAGATCCTTTGAATACTATGATGGTGGTAAGAACCTTTTGCTCCATGGAGTTCCTGGTTCTGGCAAATCCTTCATCAGTCTATATCTTGCTCTTGAAGAGGTAATGGAAGACTTAAACAAACCTCGTAAAGTAGTCATCATTAGAAGCGCACAATCATCTAAGGCTATCGGTTTTCTACCAGGTAGCGCGGCTCAAAAGATGGAAGTCTTTGAAGCGCCTTACATCTCCATTTGCGCAAAACTATTCGGCCGCGGAGATGCGTACAACATCCTAAAACAAAAAGGCATTGTTGAGTTTGAGTCAACATCATTCCTTCGTGGAACCACAATCGACAATGCGATTATTATTGTTGACGAAGCACAAAATCTATCGTATATGGAGTTAAAGACGATTCTTACCCGAGTCGGGGAAGGGTCGCGCGTGATCGTATGCGGAGACATCAATCAAGATGACTTGACAAGTTCGCGTTACAATGAGACATCTGGGCTTAAAGCTATGCTGTTGATTCTGATGAAGATTCCTTCTATCAGAAAAGTTGAGTTCGAAGTGGATGATATCGTTCGTTCTGGATTTGTCCGTGAGTTTATTTTAGCAGAACTACAACAGATTGGTTATTTTCGTGATACAGAAGAAGTTCAGGCATAATCTTGTAACACTGCCTGGTATTGATAGGATTGATGGTGATGATACCACGGGAAGGCTTTATCGTCTTCCCGATGGTTCTAAAGTTCCGTCTGTAACCACTGTCCTAGGGTGGTACAAGAGACCACAGTTGGCGGAATGGCGCAAGAGGCTTGGTGAGGAAGAAGTTCAAAAGGTTTTGAAAAGAACTTCTAGTCGTGGTACCAAAGTTCATGCTATCTGTGAAGATTATCTACACAATAAAGAGATTGACAAAGACAAAGTAGATCCATTTGCATTGTTTTTGTTTACATCCATTCAAAAGTTTATTGATCGTATTGACAATGTTCTTGGTGTTGAGTTGCAGATGTACTCCAATCATCTTGGAGTTGCTGGAACTGCTGACGTTATTGCAGACTTTGATGACCGTAGGTCTATCATCGACTTCAAGACATCAGATAAACCTAAGAAAGAGGAGTGGATTGATACATACTTCATGCAGATGGCCATCTATGCGGTCATGTATGAAGAACTAACTGGTGTACCTGTGAATAATCTTGTTGTTATCATTGCAGTAGAGAACAGCGAACCTCAGTTGTTCATCCAAAGAAGAAACCAGTGGATTGGAAAAGCAGTCAATGTCATCAACACATACTACGATTATCACGGATTAACTCGTGGACAAATCACCAAAGTTTAAGAAACGCTATTTTCTGATTTTTATAACAGAAGAATCGGGTCGTGAAACCGATATCGACTATATCGGGCTGAACGCAAAGTCATTCAAAGACGCAAAACGAATCGCTAGATGTGTCTATGGTGAGCATGGACCAAATCATATAGTTTACAAAAACGTAGAGGTGTGAGACGAATCTAGCTTGACATTTTATCGCGAATCGTCTATTGTCAGAAAGTAGACAAAGAGAGAAAGTGATTCGCGATGGTCAAGTTTGAAAAAGCCAACTTCGAATATCACGGTGGATACCTTCACTACAACCACAACGGCGAACGTAAGTTTGTCGCCCGCTTCAAGCATCGTGGTCCAGTCAACAAGGCTAAGTTTCTTGCGGTTCTGAAAAAGCACTACAGCGTTGACGAATATTTTGCCAAGATTGCTGCTGGTCGCGCTCCTCTTCAGATTTTTAAAGATGATGGTCTTCTGTCGTTTCATTACGGTGAGCATGGCGCTCACAACTACTTTGTTCTTGATGGAAAGGTGATCTAATGACTGTTGAAGTACGAAATCGTTCCCCAGAATCATGGGGACCACTAGCTGACACTGATGAAAAGACTTTTTGTTCTATTATCAATGGTCGTGATGCCAAAGATAATCTGAAGGCACATATCAAGA